GCACCTGTTAATCCAAAATAATTAAACAACCTCTCTCCTATTTGCGAAATAGCAAGGCTTACAGTACCTATTCCACATCCTTCCTCCTTTAAGATAAGGGGTGCTTTCAGGTCGTAGAATATTTGTTGTATATTGATAATTATTTCTTCTATAAACCGGTTATATTTTTTACAAAAGACATTCACATAACTGTCGTTACAGACACGACTTTGATAGAAATTATCCCATGTATTCACAGGCTCTGTAATATTATCTTTGCTCATATCTCCTTTTGATTCTCAAATTATTCCTCATCAACATACACCTCTTTCTTATTGTCAGGCCAAGATTTACGAATCAGGGAAGTGATCTTCTTTCTTTGAAGTCTCTCGATAGCTTTTCTTTTGGCTTCGGCTTTATTATTAGCCGAAACCACTATTTCAAAAGCATCCAGGTCAATCGTCACTCGGTATTTTTTCATATCATTTTTCTATACTTTTTCCAGATCACTGCTTGCTGCAATTCCTTTTAAAACAGCTCCTCCAACTTCAACGCGATAAAAGTAAGAAGGCTGAATATTGTTATCTGAATCTTCAGAAAATGACGGATACACTTTCTTTACTCGACCAATTTTACCAACCATTGCCGGTTGCAAATCATTAGAGACAATTTTCACATTATCCCCAACATTAAATTTTAAATTTTCCATATTATTGTTGTTAAATTATGCAACCTTACGTTGCGTTGTTACTAATATTTTACATAATGCCTCACAAAGAACTCGTGCCATATTAACTTCTACAGCATTGCCTA